GATGCTGCTGGAATGGCAGAAATATTAAAAAGAGCAGATGCTCCGGTTATATCAATTACTACAACCGGAATAGGATTAGGAAATGATTCAGAAGCAGCTATTCAAAGCGTATTTGCAGCAATCAAAGATATTAACACATTAAATAAAATATTTCAAATATTAAAAAGATCAGTAGAAGATTATATTGATGATGTTGGAGATGAATTATATGATATGAACTATCATGGGTCAACAAATATTCCTACAGTACGACAATCATTACAAAGACTTGGATACCAAATTAAACAATAAAAAATTAAACAATTACACAAATAACTTTGAATTAACGAATTAATTACTTATAATATAATTAATAAATAAAACAAATAATAACAATTAAACAATTAAAGGAAAAAACAATGAGTTTAGATTTAAACGCTATTAGAGCGAAACTTAACCAATTAAACACGACTAACGACAGAAAAAATAATTATTTCAGACCAGAACCTGGTAAGCAAAGAGTAAGAATAGTCCCTTACGTTCACCGCAAAGAAAACCCTTTTTTAGAAATGTATTTTCATTATGATATTGCAAAGCGTAGTATGCTTTCGCCTATCACATTTGGTAATGCAGATCCAGTAGTAGAGTTTGCTGAAAAATTAAAGAAAACTGGCGATAAAGACGACTGGTTAATGGGTAGAAAAATTGAGCCTAAAATGAGAACATATGTTCCTGTTATAGTAAGAGGAAAAGAATCAGAAGGCGTTAAATTTTGGGGATTTGGAAAAACAATTTATTCTGAATTATTATCTATTATAGCAGATCCAGATTATGGAGATATTACCGACTTAATGAATGGTAGAGACATTGATGTTGAATTTACACCATCAGAAGGCCCAGGGCAATATCCAAAGACTGCTATTAGAGTTAAACCTAATACAGCACCAGCTACGGAAGATAAAGCAATTGCAAAATCAATATTAGATCAACCTAAGATAACAGATCTATTTCCAGAGCCAACATATGATGAATTACAGAAAGCATTAGAGGATTGGATGAATCCAGAAAATGCAGACTCAGATACATCATCTACACCAGCAGCAAATTCAAAGCCAGCTGAGACAAAGTCGACTGATAATGCTACTAAAAAGACAGACGTAGCTGAAGCATTTGACGATTTATTCAATAATTAAGAAAGACAGTTATGGCAAAGAAAAAGAGCGAACTGGAAGATTCGTTAGCATCAACTCTAGCAGATAGTATCAATAAACAATTTAAAGGACAAAATTATAAGTCAGCATTTTTTCTAGATGGTGATGATGATGCTCCTACAAATGTTAATGAATGGGTATCTACTGGATGCTCAATGTTAGATCTAGCTATTTCAAATCGTCCTAATGGAGGTTTTCCTGTTGGTAGAATTACCGAAATAACAGGACTTGAGGCTTCAGGTAAATCCTTGTTAGCAGCTCACACCTTAGCGGAGACACAAAAAAGAGGCGGATTAGCAGTATATATTGATACAGAATCAGCAAGTAGTGCAGAATTTTTAACAGCAATAGGCGTAGACTTAAAAACTATGTTATATGTTCCATTGGAAACAATTGAAGAAATATTTGAAACTATTGAAACAATTGTTGAAAATGTTAGAAAGTCTGATAAAGATAGATTAGTAACTATAGTAGTAGACTCAGTAATGGGTGCATCTACTAAAATAGAAATGGCAATGGAATATGATAAGGATGGATATGCAACATCTAAATCTATTATATTAAGTAAAGCCATGAGAAAAGTTACCAATTGGATAGCTAGAGAAAGAATATGTTTAATCTTTACTAATCAGTTAAGAACTAAATTAGGCGTATCTTTTGGAGATCCATGGACTACAGCAGGTGGCAAAGCTCTGCCATTTCATTCATCTGTTAGACTTCGTTTAAAAAATACTGGTATGATTAAGGCCAGAGTAAACGGAACAGACCAAGTAGTTGGAAATAAAACCAATGTACATGTTGTAAAAAATAGAATGGGTCCTCCTAATAGAAAAATTGATTATGAAATATATTATGATAGTGGAATTGACAACTATGGTGGTTGGTTAAATATCATGAAGAATTTTAAATTAGTTTCTCAATCAGGAGCTTGGTATTCATTAGATGATGTTGATCCTGATACTGGAGAAGTTCTAGATACTATTAAATTTCAAAGTAAAGACTTTATAGAAAAAGTAATACAAAATACTGAAATGAAAGATAGACTTTATAATAGAATTTGCGAAGCATATATTTTTAAATACAGAGCCGGCATAGATGGTGGTATTGACGATGTAGTAGTTGATGAAGAAGTTGTAAACGAAGAAGCATAATGAATAAATATCAAGAATTATTTAAGCAACTTCAGAAAGACAAAGAAAGTATTAATCAGAGTCCTGACGATCATATTATGATTTTTGACGGACTCAATACTTTTATTAGATCATTTTCAGCAACTCCTTCAACTAACGAAGATGGTGATCATATAGGAGGTATTACAGGATTTTTATATAGCATTGGAAAATGTGTAAGAGATTTTAAGCCTTCTAGATGTATCATCGTATTTGATGGAGTTGGCGGATCTAAGCGAAGAAAAAAGATTTATAAGGATTATAAAGGTAATCGTGTTAATAAAACAAGATTGCGAAGACATGATCATCATATGCCTAGTATTGAACATGAGCAAGAAGCTATGCGTCATCAATTTAGCAGACTAGTTTCATACTTAGATGCATTACCAGTTACATTTTTATCAATGGATGGAATTGAAGCTGACGACACAATTGCATATATTACAGAAATGTATGAAGCTAAAAGTAAAAAAATAACAATTGTATCAACAGATAGAGATTTTTATCAATTAATTAATAATAAAATTCAAATTTGGTCTCCTATTAAAAAGAAACTATATGATACCGAAAAACTAATTGAGGAATTTCAAGTTCATCCAAATAACTATGTAATGTTTAGATCATTTACTGGAGATAAATCTGATAATATACCTGGAGTAAGTGGTATTGGCCCAAAGACTTTATTAAAACATGTCTCTAATCTACATAATGAAAAGATATATGAATTAGATACATTATGGGAAACATGTAATAATAAAATAGATGAATCTAAAACATATAAAAAAATATTAGACAATCAGAATATAATTTCTGACAATTGGAAACTAATGAATCTAAAACTATTAGATATTCCAGCTCAAACAAAAAGTAATATTAGAAAAATCATGGAATCCCAAGTATCAGAATTAAATAAAGCTGAATTTAGAAGATTATTTATGGAAGATAAAATGTGGTCTGTAATGAAAAATATGCCAGATTGGTTAAATAATACATGGTTATCATTAAGTGCATTTGCACAAAAAACAAAATAATTGGATTTAATAATTATTTTCTATATAATAATATATGACAGATAAGTTAAGTGAGTATGGATGGACATTTCAAGTTAAAGTTTTGGCAGCTATGTTTGTGGATAGAACATTTCTACAACAAATTGCAGATATTATCCAGTCGGATTATTTCGAATCTGATGCTAATAGTTGGTTGCTAGATATTCTAATAGAACATTTTCGAGAATATAAAACTCCTCCCTCAAAAGATGTATTAAAAGTTAAAGTTACTGAAATAGATAATGATGTTTTAAAAACAGCAATTTTAGAACAATTAAAAGATGTATTCCGGTATATGGAGTCAGATGATCTACAATTTGTAAAAAATGAAATACTCAAATTTTGTAAGAATCAAGAAATTAAACGAGCTATTATGGATTCAGTTGGATTACTTAAATTAGGTAGTTATGATGAAATAAAAAGTAAAATGGATTCTGCAATGAAAGCAGGTGCTGATACAGATATTGGACATGAATATAAAAAAGATGTAGTAGCAAGATATACAGAATCAGCGAGGCATACTATTAGTACAGGATGGGATGTTATTGACGACTTAATGGATGGCGGATTAGCTCCAGGAGAATTAGGTGTAGTAATGGCTCCAGCTGGTATTGGTAAATCTTGGATGCTTATCAATATTGGTGCAAATGCAGTAAAGCAAGGTAAAACAGTTATACATTATACATTAGAATTAAATGACAATTATGTAGGTCAAAGATATGATAGCGTTGTAACTGGCATTGCAGCTCAAAACTTAAAAAATCATACTGATGATATTGAAGAAAAGTTAGAAACATTAAATGGAGAATTAATTATAAAATATTACCCAACTAAATCTACAGGAGTAATGGGTATTAAAGCTCATATTGAAAAAACAATTATGTTAGGAAATACACCAGATCTAATTGTAATAGATTATGGTGATCTTTTAAAAGTTAATACTAAAAAAGATAAGCATGAAGCTTTAGAAGAACTATATGAAGAAATGCGTGGTATGGCAGGTGAATATGAAATACCAGTATGGACAGCATCTCAAGCAGGTAGATCTGCATTAGAAGATGATATTATTGAAGCTGATAAAATTGCATCTTCATATGGTAAAGTAATGGTAGCTGATTTTTTAATGTCATTGTCAAGAAAAGTAGAAGACAAGTTATCAGGAACAGGTAGAGGTCATGTTATTAAAAACAGATTTGGACCAGATGGTATTACATTACCAAGTAAAATAAATACAAATAACGGTCAGTTTAATTTCTTTGAACCGCAGACTACTCAAGGTAGACAAACAACTCAAACAATGAAGACTGGCGAAACATTAGTTAAGAAAAATTTAGCACAAAAATTTAAAGATTTAGGCGGAAGTTTAGGATAGTAATCATATTTATAATAAATTAATTGTAGGCCTCAAAGTTGGGGTCTATTTTTGTCTAAAAATAAAAAAAGGAGTCACATATATGAACATTTCAAATAAAATTTTATCAGATATAACAGTGCATATGAAGTATGCAAAATACATACCAGAATTTAACAGAAGAGAAACTTGGACAGAGCTTGTTACTAGAAACAAAAATATGCATATAAAACGATATCCAAAGTTAAAAGATGAAATTGAAAATGTTTACAAAATGGTTTATAATAAAAAAATATTACCTTCAATGAGATCATTACAATTTGGTGGAAAGCCAATTGAAATATCTCCAAATAGAGTATATAATTGTGCATATCTTCCATTAGACCATATTGACTCATTTAGTGAAATAATGTTTTTATTGTTAGGCGGTACTGGTGTAGGTTATTCAGTACAAAATCATCATGTAGATAAATTGCCTCCTGTTAACAAACCATACGCTAAAAGAAAACGTAGATTTTTAATAGGTGATTCAATCGAAGGATGGGCAGATGCTATCAAAGTGTTAATGAAATCTTATTTAAATGGTAAAAGTTCTAGAATAGAATTTGATTATTCTGATGTTAGACCAAAAGGAGCACAATTAGTAACGTCTGGCGGTAAAGCACCTGGTCCTCAACCACTTAAAGAATGTATTGTAAAAATAACAGGTATTTTAAGTGAAAAAGAAGATGGCGATAAATTATCAACATTAGAAGTACACGATATAGTTTGCCATATTGCTGATGCAGTTTTAGCTGGTGGTATTAGAAGAGCAGCTTTAATTAGTTTATTTTCTGCATCTGATGACGAAATGATTGGATCAAAAGCTGGTAATTGGTGGGAAACAGATCCACAAAGAGGTAGAGCTAATAATTCTGCAGTATTAATGAGACATAAAATTACTAAAAGCTTTTTTATGGATTTATGGAAACGTGTAGAGTTATCAGGAGCTGGAGAACCTGGTATATATCTTAACAATGATAAAGATTGGGGAACAAATCCTTGTTGTGAAATAGCATTAAGACCATATCAATTTTGTAACCTATGTGAAGTTAACGCATCAGATTTAGAATCACAAGAAGATTTTAATGCTCGTGTAAAAGGTGCAGCATTTATAGGTACATTACAAGCAGGATATACAGACTTTCATTATTTAAGAGATATATGGAGAGAAACCACTGAAAAAGATGCGTTAATTGGTATATCAATGACTGGTATAGGATCTGGCACAGTATTAGGCTATGATATGACAAAAGGAGCTGACGTTGTTAAGCGTGAAAATACAAGAGTAGCTAAATTGATTGGTATTAATAGATCAGCTAGATGTACAACCGTTAAACCAGCTGGAACAACATCATTAGCATTAGGAACTTCATCTGGTATCCATGCATGGCATAATGATTTTTATATTAGAAGAGTTAGAGTTGGTAAAAATGAATCAATATATAAGTATCTAATAGAGAATCATCCAGAGCTAGTAGAAGATGAATACTTTAGACCACATGATACTGCAGTAATTAGTGTTCCACAAAAAGCACCAGAAGGAGCTATTATGAGAACCGAGTCTCCTTTTCAATTATTAGAAAGAATAAAAAAGATAGCAATGGAATGGGTTGCACCTGGACATAGAAACGGATCAAATACTCATAATGTATCAGCAACTGTTTCATTAAAAGATGACGAATGGGAATTAGCTGGAGATTGGATGTGGAATAATAGAAAACATTATAACGGATTATCGGTATTAAATTATGATGGAGGTAGTTATACCCAAGCACCATTTGAAGACTGTTCAGAAGAAACATATAATAGATTAATGGAAACGTTAAAAGAAGTAGATGTTTCAAATATCGTTGAATTAGATGATAATACCGATCTATCAGGAGAATTAGCTTGTGCAGGCGGTGCGTGTGAGATACAATAATGAGAGCTGATGATTGGATTACCCGACTATATTATAACTTGGATATTTAATTAAATTTCCTTATAATAAAATAAAAAATGAGTTTTAATTTTCTAGATCCTTCTAATGTAGATAGTAAAATGTTTCATAGATGTGTTTCTATAATATCTGATAAAGATGGTTTAGAGTTACATATGCTAAATGATGCAGTAATGATTCAATATGAAAAAGATATTGATGATTTTTTGTCATTTTTAATTAGTGTTGGAGAACATCTAGAAGAATATGAGAAATGTAATCAATTAATTATACAGCAAAAAAAATATAAAAAATGGTTAACAGTTAATTTAGAAACTGCTAAATCTATAGCTAAGTTATTAACAAATTTAAAATTAAAACATGACAACAAAGAAAACGATTGAACTAGTAAAAGAAGGTTTTGCTAATGGAGTAGCTCCTGGAGGTCCGTTAGATGATAAAGCAAAATCTGATATGATACAAAAAGCAGCAGAACATTTTGGTAATTTTTTAGATGCACTTAAATGTGATTGGAGAAACGATCCAAATTCAGATAATACACCAATGAGAGTAGCAAAAGCATATGTAACTGATTTATGGGCTGGTAGATATGAAGGATCTCCTAACATTACAGCATTTCCATCTGACGGATATGATGGTATGGTATTTGAAGGTGGTATTCCATTAACATCAATGTGTTCACATCATCATCAAACTATTATGGGTAAAGTTCATGTAGCTTATATTCCAGGTAAAGACAGTAAAGTAATAGGATTAAGTAAATTGAATAGATTAGTAGAGCATTTTGGTAGAAGAGGTGCTATACAAGAACAATTAACAGTTGCTATTCACAATTCAATTAATACTATTATTAATGACAATAACGGAGTAGCAGTAATGATAGATGCTACTCATAATTGTGTATCATGTAGAGGAGTTAAACATGGTGGCGCATCAATGAAAACAAGTAAGCTTACAGGAGCATTTAAGGATGATACTTCAACAAGAGCTGAATTTTATGAATTTGTAAAAGGATATTAATGGGAAAATTTCAATCAACAAA